GCGTTGTGTATGCTTGTTATTGAAAGCAATGCCGCAATGACATAGAACCTGCCCACTAGATTTATTCGCCCTTGCGAGCAGTCCGCATCAGCGGCTCGCTTCAAGCGATAGAATCGTACTGACCTAGTCAAATACCGCGCAAGTTTCAGCGTGGCTTTGGGCGTGTTTCCACCGTTATCAACGGTTGTGGATAAGTGTTGTGGATAACTATTACCGCTTAATGGTTTCAATGGTGTCCCACCCTTCACGCTGAATCACACGTTTTGCAATTTGCAACCGTTTGTGATGTTCAATGACAACTGAATTGGGTGCTGGAAATTCCCTTATTTTCTGAACATTGAGCAATGTGGCCAATGCAGTGTCGAAAATGATTAGGCGTGTTTCCAAGCCCAAGCGTTTAGCTAAATTAAGCCACACTTTTCTGTGTGTCACGATTGTGTGGGTTCCGTCAGCAATGAGTGTTTTACCGCCTTCAACGGCCTTTATTGCCTTCATTCTTTGGTTTTGCATATACAAGGCAACGTCCAATTCACGGTTGATTCTCACGCCTTCGGTGTTGTAAACGTGTTCAAAACCCGTTTTATTGTTTAGAACCCAGGTGGATTTGCCTGCCCCTGGCGCACCCACCAAAACAATTATCATTTATCCTCTACCAATGCCACGCCCATTTTGGAACAAACGGTGCATTCCAATACCTTCACATGGTCAGGCAAATTGTCAGTGATGATTCGAATCAATTGGGTTGTTACCTTCTTGCACGCACGACATTCAAATTGCATCTGTTCCATAGTTGCTCCTCACAAGGTTTTCAATGGGCTGAAGATTGATTTGGCTGACCCACCAATTAGGTTGGCTTGAATGGCGATACTTATCGCGTTTTGCAATGGCAATTGGAATCCAACCAACAATGTTGTAAGCCGTTGATGAATTGCCAGTCACAAGCACTGCAATATCTGTTGAACGGTCATATTCGTGGACAATTAGCTGGCCTTCACTGTATTTAGTCCAGCGCACTTCAATGCCTTTTCCAACATCAGCCTTTTCTTTTCCCTTTTCTTCAAACGGGTCAAAGTCAAGATTGAAGTATTTGGCCACTGCCCATTCGCTGCCAATGGCTTCAGCATCTTGGGCAATTGATTCGTGCAATGTCTTTTCTTTGGTGTAAGTGCGTTGCCCACCAGTGCCAGTCCAAGAATACTTTTTAGCTAAAATCCAGGCACTGATGTGGCACATCAACGCTTCATCACGGTCTAACGTGACTTTCAACGCTGATTCCTACACCCGAAGCAAAACCACACGGGATTATCTTCAGCGGCTTTTTGATAGCCAAATGAATCGAATTTTTGAATCAAGGCGCATTTGTCGCATTGCATAACCCGATAAGAATCAACCACTTTCCCGTTTTTCAGCAATGTTCCAAGCATTGTCTTTGGGTCTATCAATTCCATATATTCGCTCATAGGAATGCCACCCAAATCAATAAGGCCAAAAGGAACAATTCAATAATGACCAGGATTTTTACCAACTCGTTTTTTGTCATACTTGTGGCTTCCATGTTCCGTCACTAGTCAAAACATGCCAGTTAGGTGCGCATTGGGTTGTTTTGCTCTTTTCGGTGCAGAAAAACCCACCCCATGCCTTCCCGTTTTTGCCTTCTCCCGTTTTCCAAATGCGGTGTCCGTGGCTGCATTGCGGTGACTCAGGAACCAATTCACCGCCTAGTTGTGAAGCAATGTTTTCAACTACTGACCCAAATGTTGGCATGTCGTTTTCAATGTGATGCGTCGCCCATACATCAGCGGCTTCAACTTTTGCAGTTTTTGTGTCCAGGCGTTCAACCTGACTCATATTCTCCTTAGTTGCCCTTGTATCTGTACCAAGAACAAGGCCAACGCAACGACCGATTGCACTTGTGGTCGTATCTTCGCAAAACCAGCGGCGCATGTTGGGATTGAAAGCGGCAATGTATCCATAAGCGTAATCAACGCCCGCTGGTTTGATGTCGCCCAAGTCACGGTAAATTGTGCATTGAACAAGCACATAACCCTTTTCAGCATTGAAATCTACAATAGCCGTTTGAATTGAACCGTTGGGATATGTCTGCCAAAAACGCTTGATTCGCGTTGCAACATCTTCATAATTGTCAAGGAATCCCATTACTTCACCGCCCTTTTAGCTGATGAAATGTGGCGACTGACTGCCCTGCCGCGGCCGTAACCCTCACGGTGGCCTTCTTTATATCCCATGGAATATCCCAGGGCTGCTGCCATAACGCACAATAAGCCAATAAGCAATAACGCCCGCAATGTCTGTGGGTCTAAAAGGTCAAGAACCATTTTGATTTCTCCCGAATCTAGGCCGCCTGTTTGACTGCCTTAGATAAGGGTGAAGCACACAACTGACAAAATCAACCTTCCCGCGTGTTCTAGGGCGTGTCGGCCAGCAATTTGTCCACTAAGGAATCCAACCTGGCTTCAATTCTGTTCACCTGGTCTTTAAGCGAATTGCCACCATTTGGAAGCAATTCCCGCATGACCGATTTGACCATGAAACGCATTGCCGAATAAACGGCCGTAAGGATTGCAAGAACGCAACCAATAACGGCCGCCCATTCGTTCGGTGTCATTCCCCAGTGACCCCAAAACTTTTGTCCTTAGGGTTGATGTATCGCAAAATCACTGGCAAAACTGATGAAAGGCCAGCGTAAACAATTGCCTTTGGGTCAGTAATTCCAGCCATATAAACGGCAATGCATGAAGCAATAAAACTACGCCCCCATGATGCTGCTAGGGCTTTGGCTTTGTCCATTTCTTCTCCTTCTTTGGTTTGACTCCCGAAGTTGGAATGGCGACCGTTGGAAAGTCACCCTTGTATGGTGCGAATTTGGGAATGCCAAATCCGACCACTTCTTTTCCTTCACCATAATGGCGAACCTTCACCATGACCATGCCACCGTTTCTTTGGTCGCCTGTTCCTGATGTGTTTCCTTCAATAAGCAAAACTTGATTGTTTTCCATTAGGCCGACAACAATTCCAATGTGGCTGATTCGGTCAACCCCGTCATGTGGAAAATCCATAAAGGCCAAATAACCCAATTGCGGCATATTTGACCAACGTGAAATTTCTTTAAATTTATGTGCGCCCAATGCGGTTGAAACACATGAGGGAATTTTAACTTCAGATTTTGCAAAAACCCAATTGACAAAACTTCCACACCAGGGCAGTCCGTTGGCCTTTGTAAATTCACCGTATTTGGTTAGGTTATCGCCTTCTTCAACCGTGCCAACTTCAGCTAAAGCCAACTCAATGACTGCTGCTGATGTGCCTAGTGGATATGTCACAAACCCAATGCCTTCAAATCATCAGCAGTCAAACCAAGTGCTTCAAGTTTAGCCGTTGCGTTTGCTTTGTCTGTTGCTGCCGCCGCTGCCGCCGCAATTTCATCAGCCTTTACTTGTTCAATAGCAACATTTACTTCGGCTTGTGTTGGTGGATTACCTTCTAATTTTGTCCAGACTACTGTGGAATAATCCTGCTCCGTAAAACTAAACTCAGCATCTGGTCGTAGCAATTTAATTGCTAAAAATAGGTAATTCATTATGCACCAATTTCTAAAAGTAGTATGTAAGAAGGGGTCGAATATGGTTGGTAAATTGAGGAGACTGAACCGCCCACAGTTGGATTGATACCCTGTACTTTGTAAGTAGTTGCAGATGTTGTTGCAGGTGAATCTAAATACATCATACTTACTGGCATTGTTAAATCACCATTTGCCCAACCCGTACCTGTCGAACGCATAGTTGCGGGCGTGCTGCCTGTGTAGTAATCCAAAATCGTGGTGCTAGTTCTGACTAATCTTGAACCTACCTGCAATGTTCCGTTTGTGCTTGAACCATTGACAACCATATTGACCAATACTAAAACTTTTGAAGTTGCTGATGAAGGTGTGATTGTTGCCGTGATAGTTGTATCAACGGCAGTTGTTGATGCAATAGTTGTTGCCGTTGCAGTAGTCGCTTGCACAACTTGCAAAACTTTACCGCCGCTTGGTGGTGCTGCCCATTTAACTTTATATGGACTAACTGTTGTATCAGCCGTCAAAAGTTGTCCAGTTGTGCCAATTGGCAAATTATCGTAAGTGCCTGAACCTGTGCCAATAACAATGTCGCCTGATGCCGTGATTGTTGTTGCCATGTCATTTGTGATTGTTACCGCACCTGATGTGCCACCGCCTGTGATTCCGGTTCCAGCTGTTACCGCTGTTATATCACCCACGTCATTTGTAATCCAGGTAAAGTCCATGTCAGTGCTTGTTGCTTTTGAAAGGATTTGGCCAGTTGTGCCGCCTTTAAGGTCGGCCATTGATGTGTCAACTGCTTGACCAAAAACGGCAAAATCCGCTGGAAGGTCAGTCACCAAATCTGTTGACGTTGGCATTTGCCAACCAAAATTGGACGTTGGGTTTGTCATGTTTTCTCCTTATCAGGCAACAATTGTTGCATTTTCCCAGTCGAGTGTCGGCGACACGCTTGACCATGTTTCGGTAATTGGTACGTCCTGCCAGCGCATTGCCTGAAGGCTATAAGCCAACGGTGTCATAAGTAGGCTGACGGAAAGTTGGTTGTAACTAGCCTGGAATGACCAGCCTTCGACAAATCCCTGGAAAACCCCTGAATTCATATTGGCTGGCAAATCAACCAAAGCCACTGGCATTCCCATGAATACGCCCAACAAGTTGTCACGGTCGGAATCATCAATTTCTGAGTTGGTCAAGTCGTATGTAATGTCACTAAAAATTGGAAAAGGTTGCGCACGCAATGATAAATAAAAATTGGCTTGGTCTAGGGCATCAGACGAATTGTGAAGGGTGGTTGAAATGATTTGGCTCAATTGGCCATACGTTGTAATTGAAGCCGTGTCACTAGCTGATTCCTCATTGCTGGAAGTTGCGCCATATTTGATTGTGACGGCGTTGCGCACGTCACCCGCACGCGTGGCAATTCGTAAACCCGCTGCCCTGGCTTCATTGGCACTTAGGTCAACATAACCGTTGGCGGCTAGGTATTGGGTGCGGTGTGTCGAATCTGCATAGGCAATTCGTCCAAGTGAATCTTCGCTGATATAACCCAAGCCGCTGGTGGCCAATGCTGAAACCAAAGAATAAACATCAGTAATGCTTGATGAACGCGCCGCAAGTTCATAATTGCCTGGACGGTCAATTTCTCCTAACCCATTGTTTTCCGCATTTGCCCAAGTAATGGTTGGGTCATAAGTTGCCCAAGTTTGAACACCCGCAACTTCAGCCCAAGTTGAAAACAACACTTCACGCAAAATGTCATAAATTTGGTCGCCGTCAAATTCCTTTGGCAATACGCCTTCGGTCAGTGCTTTTGGAAGCCTAGCCAATGCACCCAATGCAATGATTGAGTAAGTTTGAGTGAAAGTGGTTGTTCCAACGTCCCTGACTTCAATGCCAATGTCTACTACATTGCCGCCAAAAATGGCAACAAATGCGCCTGTTGAATCTTTGATTTCAACCGAAATGGTTGAATTGATTGAAACGGGGATTGTTGCTTGGTTGATGTCTATCAATTGAAGGTTGATATAACCCGCTTGGGCTTGTTCGTA